CAGTCTTGTCTGCTAGTTGGTTGTAGGCCACCAGCCAATCCTCGAGGCTGATGTGCATCGAGTACGGCTCGGTCTTGCCGGGTACTCGCAGTGGGTAACCTTCTTGCTCGACTGCCTTCTGCAGCGCCTGGTCGGGCGGCACACCTGACTCTTCGATGATGGCGGCTCGCTCCTCGATAGCCTCGACTACCTCGGGGATCTCGATCACCTCGACACCTGCAGCGGCGAACTCGGCGGTGATCTGCTCGAATGTCGCTGCCTCGCTAGGCTCGACCGTGTCGGCCAGCTGCTGCTCGATGACTGCCGGGGCGCTGATCGGCACACCGACCGGGGCGGCGATCCGATCCAGCGGGTTGCGCGGGGTGATGTCCCGCTCCCGCGGCGCTGCTTCTGCCGGGTAATCCTGCGCTTCCTCGGCGGTGATCAATCCTTTGAGGACATCTGGGAACGCATCGCGCAGCGCAAAGCCTCGCGCTCTCATCTGCATCATGCGCTTGGGGTAGGCTTGCCAAGGACCGGCTTTGCCCCATAGTCCGGCTCGCTTGGCATCCTCGACGCTGAACTTGGCGGTCACCGGGTTGCGACCGCGGCGCTTGGCAACGCAGACAGCGACCGGGTTCGGTGAACCCTCACCCTCGAAGTATTCCTGAACGTCCTCGCAGACGGGGCTGGCCTGCACCAGCGCCATTGCCGCGTCACCGTAGACTGACGGCTTGCCGTTGATGACCGCGATGTTCTGGAGCGCCTGCATCGGGGCCAGGCCGATTTCGTATCCCCATTGAACGCAGACCATGATGTCCTGCGGCTTGTTCTGGTATGCCTTGGGGACCATGCTGGACTCGGCCAGCATCCGCGAGAACTCGATAGCCTCGCTCATGGTGGCGGGCGCGAAACCGCGATGTGTCGTCAATGCTGTCATTGCTCTTCCTTGAAGTGGTCTTTGATGTTCTCAATGATCGCCAAGCTGATCGCGGTCACGACTTCGTAAGCGCGTTCCTCCTCGAGGCCCGGGATGGCCGACTGCAGGGCCAGCACCGCTCGGTCATACGCAAACAGGATCGGGTCATCCTCCATTGCTTTCCTCCTTGATCTCGACCTTCAGGGTTCCCAGCGCGGAGCGCAGTTCGCTCTTCGCCAGTATGAGATTGGTGCGCTGCGCCACCGTCATCGGCAGCATGGCGAGAGCATCCTCGATTGCCTGCAGGCAGGTCGCCAGGGTGTAAGCGCTGACTGTCACTTGACTTCCTTCAGCGCGAGGGTGGACTGCCGGATGCTGTAGGCGGCTTTCGCCGGGGTGATCTTTTCGGGTTGCGCCTTGTAGTGGCGCATCGGCCAGCGCACGATCGTCGATCCGAGCCTACCCTCGGTCGCCGTGCCGAGCAGGAGCTTCAGGTCCGTCTCTGCATTGGTCTTGCGAGCCTGTGCATCCTCGATGTCGGCGGCAGCGCGTTGCATGTCGTCGATCAGCACGGCAGCATGAGCGGGCAAGTCGATCTGCGTGTCGTCTGCTACCGGGAAGATCCGCTCGGTGTCGCCAGCCTGGTCAGCCGGGTACCAATCAATCGCTCCGGTGTCCCTCCAGAACTGCACCCGTCTGTCGAAGTCGAACACCGCATCGCTGATCGCAGCGAGTGACTCGGGGTGCGGCGCGAACAGGAAGATCCGCAGTTCGATCCCTTGATACAACACGCACACCGCTCCCCATTTCGCACCGATGATGTCCATCTGCGCCTGCAGCTGGAGCGGGCCGCGGTCGAGCGCGGGGACATCCTCGGGCCAACTGCTTGTCAACTTGGCCTCAAGGACACCGATGCCATCGAGGGAAATCGAGTCCTGACCGACGACGATGATGCCGCTCGCCGGGTCAGACACCAAGCGCTGGCCGCCACCGTCAGCGGTGCCGTCCAGGCTGCAGGCCAGCGGCAGATCAGGGTGGAAGCGGGCCTCGGGGTGATCGAGCTGCAGGTCGCGCAGCTGCAAGCGCTTCGCAGCCTCGGCCAGAATCGTCGGCTCGAGGGTGTTGCCCCAGTCTGCAGCCTCTGACCCTTTCCAGGGTTCTTCGATGCCCTGATGGGCCTGTATCACCGCCTGAAGGGTATCGTTGCGGCTGGCGTACTTGCTCATGCCGAGCAGCGCCGGGATGCGTGACGCTGACATCATCGTGTTTGGTGTGACCTTGCCTACCATCATTGCTCTCCTGTGATGCGATACGAACGAACAACGCGACCGTGCGAGCTGGCATGAATTGCCACGCAGTACCCGGCAGGACGCAGGACTCGGGTGCGAAACACCGCACCGTAGAGCGAGGGGTGCGCTCCCTCTGGCAGCGGGCAGCGGGGCCGAATGTCGTTGATGCTGACGCTGCCGAAGTCCAGCGCGACTTTCACGGCGACATCGCGGGCCTGCAGCACCCATTCCCGGTGCCGCTCCTCATGCGAGTCGAGCGCCTGCTCTTTCAGTTCCTGTGCTTCAGTTGTCATCCTCATCCTCCTCGAATCGACTGGTGTCGCCGTGGCGCAGCTTGCGCCAGGCTTCGTAGTTGATCCTCATCATGCGGCGCTGGCTTGAGTCCCAGCCACCTACCGAGTGTGCTGACGGATCGTAAATCGTCTCAAGCAGGCGGCGACGAAAGATGCCGACATCGATGTCGAGCCATTCGAGATAGGCATCGACGCCGGTCGCGTCTTCGTCGAACAGGAACCGGGCGGCGGTGAACGAGTGACCGCTGATGGTCATCTCACGTTCGCCTGGTTTACGACTGCGGTCCCATCGCTGGTCCCTTCCTGCAGCCAAGTCGCGCAGGGCGGTTGCTACGACAGACGCCAGCAGCTTCTCGCATTGCCGCGTCTGAAAGGCATCGTCAAGCATCACGCGATCCATAGCATCATCCCGATGAGTCCGATCCACAACAGCAGCTGGATGACGCTGCCGATGACCTGCGAGGCGGTGAGTCCCTCGCGCTTGTCCAGCAGCTTCGCTTGCCAGAAGATCTCCTCTGGCGTGAAGTCCCGCCGGAGCGGGCGCTGGTAGGCCGACCCGATGGCGACCTTGCAGAGCGGCTTGTCGTTCATGCTGTTGCTTCCTCTTGGTTGAGACGGTTGATCAAGTTCGATACTTGCTGCGCTGACCATGCCAGGCCACCGCGGGCGGTCTTGACGCTGCGGGCCTGCAGCTGCGCGGCGATGTCACGCAGGGTCACCGCACCAGCAGCTCGGATCTCGGCGATGACCGGGGCCAGCGTAGCAGCGTACCGCGTAGCAGCGTCAGAAACGGCTGCAGCGCCACGCTCGGGGCTGGGTGAACCCAACACCACACCTCGGGCCTTCGCAGCCTGCAATGCGGCGCTGGTGCGCTCGCCGATCTTCCTCGCTTCCCACTCGCCAAAGACTGCAGACATCTGCAGCCATGTCCGGTCTGCCTCGGGCATGTCGGCGCAGCGGAACGCCACACCGGACTCCAGCAGGCCGGAGATGAAGTGCACATTGCGAGCCAAGCGGTCGAGCTTGGCGATGATCAGCGTGGCCTTCGCCTTACGCGCTGCAGCGAGTGCAGCGATCAGCTGAGGGCGGTCGGTCTTGCGACCAGACTCGACCTCGGTGAACTCGGCCAGCAACGGCGCTCCGGCGATGTGCGCCAGGACTGCTGAACGCTGGGCCTCGAGGCCAAGGCCAGACCGACCCTGGCGGTCGGTCGAAACCCTGTAGTAGGCGATGTAGGTCATGATCAGGCCACCAGGATCTGCTGCAGATTGCCGATGGAATTCGGGCGACCCAGCCAAACAGACACCAGCTTGATCCCGTTGGTGTGCGTGATGGCAACGCGCACAGAAGCGTGGTCAGTTCCGAAAAATACCTGGTGTTTAGGCTTGGCCTTGATCGCATCGATTAACTGCTTTTCTTGGTTGGTCATGTTCTCTCTCCTGTTGTTGGACTCATCAGTGCCGGTCTACCGGCAGACCCCTTTCGGGGTTTCGTCCTTTTAGATGATGCCTGTGCCGGAGCAGGGGAAGCAGACGCCGCCGGAAACGTGGCGAAAGTGGCCGAGAACACCGCTGCCGTTGCACTTGTAGCAGGTGCGTTTTTTCATCTCGCTCACACGCTGCTCTTCTGCGAGCTTCCAAGCCATCAGTTCTTCTTTTTCGGCTTCGATGATCATTTTGCGCTTTGTTTCTTCTTCAGGCGTCAACTCGGGGAAAAGGATTGCGAGGTAGTCGGCTTCTGTGTTGTGATCGGTGTTGAAGTCCATATTCGCTGCTCCTGTTGTGTCGTTGGCGATATCGTTGTGACATCGCATGGACTGAACTATGCCAGCGAATCGGGTGCTTGTGTTGAAATATATTTTTATCGTTCTGGCTGATCCGATAGGCAAAAGCTAATTCTCCTCTGAGCAGCAGGTGTTGGCGGTGTGCTGGACATCTGATACCGCGCCGATATCATGATCGCATGAAAGAGACATTGAAACCGATTTTGATCCGGTTGCGACCGGATGCCAGGGCGCTGCTCGACCGGGCTGCAGATCAGCAGCGGCAAAGCAGGGCCAGCATCAT